AAGCGAAATGTGAGCCTTTCTGGTAATTGTAGCGCTTCGGTTGCTAGCTCTGGAATCGGACAAGCGCTTGCCCTCACTGGCAATACAACGGCAGTTTCAAGTGGCAGTTATTTCGTTACCGATGCTTCATTTACGGAAGCCTCTGATGGATTCAAAAGTTTTGACCTCTCCGCAACAGCCTACACAGGGTTAAGCACCTAAACTTTATGCCAGCAACAATCATCGGAAATAGCACAGACCTAGCCTTTGGTATTGGCTCGGCACAAACTGGGATGGTTATTCAATCCATCTCGTCATCGGCCTCGGCTGATGCGGTTGAACTAAAGAACAAGGGCGGGGATGTGACTGCGGTTGTGTTCCGCAACAAGAAAGTCACCCACTCGGTTGAGGGTGCTTTCACAACCTTTAGCGGGAGCGTTGGGGCAACAATCACAGTATCTAACGGAAGCAACTACGATCTTTCTGGTGCGGCTTATGTTACAGAAATCTCAAGGAATCGTAGTGCAGACAACTTTGAGACGGTATCTTTCACGGCAGTTCGATACGATGGTATAAGTTAGTTTTAACCTAGAAATCCCTATGCAAGAAAAAATCCTTTACACCCGCAACATAAAACTAGCCTCGGTTCTAGCCACCTTTGGCATCCCCTTTCGAGAAAGCGAACCGATGGCGGTCGTTGAGGATGCAGACAACGGCAACAAGAGGAGCGTCACCTTCTTCTTTACCGATCTTCCCAATGGCCTCGGAGGGCGGCTTGTTGAGTTGTGGGAGAAGGGCTGGTCAGCTATCACCAACTATGATGACCCCCTAGCCTACTGCCGAGCCGTGCTAGAGAATCGTGAGCGTCTCCTAGACGCAATCAACAACGCCACCCCGCTAGTCAAAAAGCAGTTTGGGAAAGCCACCCTGCTAGTCAGCAAGAACGCCTCCCCAGAACTGCGAAAGAAATTGAGCAAATACCTATGAACCTCGACCTCCAAAAAGACGAAGAAATCCTAAACAAATCCCTCGATAAATCCTTTGTGATAACCGAGAGGGCGTTCAAGGGGAGCAAGCTGAATAAGTTTAGCTTAGGGACAAGAATCATCATCAACCAGATTCGAGAGGACAGCGACACCACAGAGTTTTTCATTTGGTCTACCCTTTACTGCCTAACCCGCCAACGAGCCGACCTTGTAAAATTAGCGTGGGACAAGGCTAAGTTCCGAGAGGCGGTCTTGGATTGGTCTGATGAGTTTGTGGAGGCAGACTTTATGGAGGGGGTTAAGATTGTGGATGAGATTTTCAATGAGCTTGCTGATGCAAGGGTGCAAGCCAGCGGAGGAAACGAACCCCCAAAATAGTTCAGCCAGCCGGGATTGCTTCGCTCGTCTGGCTATTCGCAAAGGAGTTCGGTTGGACGGCAGAGCAAATAGTTTGGGAGATGGCAGAAGTGCAACTCGTTCAGCTTGAACACGCTATAATGATAAACAGGGGAATCAGCGTTCGCAGGCACAACAAGAACGCCACAAACATTATCGATAGTCTCCTTGACGAAGGACAATAGATTTATGCTTACGAAGTTCAAGCTAGACACAACCGACTTCAACAAGACGATTGATCGATATGTGCAGGAGAGAAATGTGGACTTTGTAAAAGAAGCAAATAAAAGAGCCGCCAACATTATAATGAAGGCGATGAAATATACCAAGAGAACAAACCCCGCTAGGGTAGTTGCAGAGCTAGGAGCGATTGAAAAAGTTCGGCTCTTAAAAAGCGGAAAGGAAACCAAGGCAAAAAAGAATCGTGAGTTCTACAAGGGAACTCCGGCGGGGTATAAGATATTTAATTGGAGACGAAAGTTTAGGCCAGAAAGTTTGCCCCCCAAACTGCGAGGAGGCGGTCTGGGCGGGAAAAAGATGGGCGTTCTTTACAATAGTTTTGTTAAATCAGCCAAGAGGTCTTGCGCCTATGTAGTGGCTGGGTGGTTGCCAGCATTAAATATATATAGGGAGATCGGGGTAAAGCTAGGAAAACAAGAAGCGGGACAAAAGAGATCGCCATCCCCCAGAACATCAGCAGGCAAGGGGTACGCAAGACCAGCCTTTGCAACCAAGGATTTTATTAAGACAACATTCGCTAACGCAGTCAATGGGATTGACAAAATTGGGCGTGCCCCGCTTCGCCTCGCCATAAGGCTAGAAGAACTTGATATGAAACAGTATATAGAGAAGAAGGAGCAGGAAAGGCTTAACAAGCTCCGAAGGTAATATGTCGTTCATTCTCCAAGGCGAAGTAGTTATTGACGGACGCAAGGGGACGACCGCCCTCAAGGATATTCAGAGAGAGGCGAATCGTACTTCTGACACATTCCGAAGGGCTGGCGGAAATACAGAGCGATTGGGCAAAAGCCTTTTAACCCTTGGCCTAAACGCTGGGCGTGCAGGGACAGCCTTGGGGGCGTTGACTAGGCTTGGGGCTGGGGGTCTGTTTGGTGCGGCGGTTATTGGTTCAATCAATAAGTTTGGAGAAACAGTCAAACAAGCCTCGACAGACTATTATGATTCACAAAAGGCACTTGCGGGGGCATTTGAAACATCCTTTAGAAGCACATCGGTTGAACAGGCACAAGCGGGGCTAGAAAAGACAGAGGACACGATTGAATCCTTACGAGGCAAGATCACTCAGCTTGGAGCATTGGGTGGATTCTTAGAGGGTTTAGAAAAATTTACAGGAATCAACATTGGAGTTGGCGACACAAAAAGAGCATTAGACGACGCAAAGAGTCAGCTAGTCGTCCAAGAGGGCATTGTAGAGGCAAGGATTAAAGAAAGGGACGCACTCAAAGGGACAGAGGACTCCCTAAAAACACTAGAGAAAGTTTCTGCCCTTAATAAAATAGACATCAAACTAGCCGCCCTTCGAGGTGAGGCACAAGATGAGAATGTTGCGCTCGCCTTAGAAGAATTAAGAACGCTAGACTCTACCATTTTAGCGGAAAAGGAATTGCTTAAAACACTCGAGTCGATTACGGGTGCAAAAAAGAATCAAGAGGCAATAGACAGAACCGTCAACACGCTTCAAGATTTGAGGGTTAAGAAAGCACAGTCAGAATTTAATCTTGCTAAAGCAACAAAAGACCAAGGCACAAAGTCATTTGGTCAAGCCCAACAAGCGGGGGGTGGCCTCCTCGGAGCAAGCAGATCGGGGCAACAAGCCCTCGACACGGCAAGGAAGGTAAGGGCTAGGGAAAACAAGACAGCAGACTTTAAGACGCAAGAGGCGGTTTTCGGTGGGATGCAAGAAGAAGAAAACAAGAAACGAGCGAAGCAAGGGTTGCCCCCGATTAGTCGTATGGGGATTATGGAAAGAGAGGCCGCCAAACAAGCCGCCGGTGAAGCCCCCAGCCTATCAGAGAAATTGCTTGGGGGACAGACAGGACAGAACCCAGCACAGATAGCCGCAGAACAAGCAAAGGGCGGTGGAGGAGCAGACTCACAAAAGCAACTCCTCGATGCCATCAATGAATTAAACAAGAAACTGCCAGCCGCCGTAGCACAATAAGGACTTACAATGGCAACCACAATTATATCAAACATATCTTCTTTTGACTTTGAGCCAGACATCCTAACGGACAACGGCAGAGATGGAATCACCTCATTTCAGTTTTCTATTGTTGGAGGGTTCTCTGCCCTCAACTCCAACTTCTCGCTAGGGCAACAGATAAGCGGCGTACCAGACCAACCGCCCGGCAACTTCAAGGTTGTCCGAAGAAATCTAAGCCATATCGCAGGGGATGTTGGCGATGGTCTATATCGGGTGCAGATAACTGGGGAGGGCGGGACTGGAGACAACAGCTTGTTTGTGCTAGAAACTAGCTACCAATACCAGAAAGAGATAGTGACTGGGTTTATTCAACTTCCCACGGCAGATGCCCCTGTTACCTATATTTGCGAATGGCTTTCCCCAACAGTAACCATAACAACCAACAACCAAACCGAAGATGTAACAGATGTTCAAAACAGGGCTAAGGCTTTAGTGGCAAGCCAGCCGGTGCAGATAATTAGGAACAAGCCCGACAAAATTGCCCCAGTTGGCACAGTTCAATATCCAGTATTTGGGCCGGGCATTGATATAAAATCAATCAACATTGTAGGCTCATCAGTTGAAAACGCCGGAGGCTTGTTTAGGGTTAGGGCATCGGCAACTAAAGGCCAAATGCAAATCGTCCTATGAGATCGGGAACAGGAAGTTCTTTTTCTAAAGTTCCGGTTCTGGCTGATAATGGCATTATCACCAAGACCTACCTCCACGACCTAGAGGCCGCAGTAAAACAAAGAACCCCAGTAGCAGGGGCAAACATCGATATCAAGGTGACTGATGGGAGCTTTGTAATATCAGCAACGGCAGGAATAAGCATTACAGGAGGAGGGGGAGTGCCGGAGGGCTTTACAGCCGTCACGCTCACAGTCTGTTCCAATGGAACTCCTGCCCAACTAATCGTTCTTGGCAGGGTAGATTGACAAGGGACTAGACTAAAGTGAACGCTCAAGAGCTATTTCTGGATGTATCAAGCGGGAGATTCTTGGATGGTGAAAGCACAATCCCAAGCAACAAGCCAACATTTTATTCTGATGAAGTAAGGGCAACAAAAATCAGCCTCCGCAAGATAAATAATAACAAATTATCTTCCGTAACTGGCTCGCTTGGTTCTTCATTGAAAGTTCGTCTTGGAACTTCAACGGCAAAACTAGCCGACGGAACAATACCCGGAGCCGCAACGCTTCCCTTAATCAAGGCCACCGCCACCATCGTAACTCTTGGTTCTAGCCAAGCATTAGCCACGGCTAGCGTTGTTACTTTTACAACAGTAACCGCAACAATAACGGCGGGCATTTCTTCTATTAGCGTTGTATCTAAGACCCCTGAATTTGGGACATTCTTAACCTCGGCAACAACCAGACAGGCTCAATTCTCTGCAAACATTCAAATCGTTACGCCTATAACCGCAACCGCAAAGACGCTCGTAAATTTGCCAGCACTTGTAACGCCGACGATTACCGCTTCTATCGCCAGCGCAGTTGTTCCTACGGCAACTTTTACCGTACAAAATTTAAACTTCTCTAATATACTAGGTACACCATTAGAATTAACCATTCTCCCAATAAATCCAGCCACATTTTCTGCGGTTATGAACACGCCATTAGCCGCCACATTTGCCTCGACGATGACCGGTGGAAGTGTTACAACAATATCAATTTCTTCAATAGGCAACGGATACCCAAGCGGAACATACCCGCTTACATTTGTTGGTGCATCAACAACATCAGCCATCGGAAGTGCCGTGGCTCAAGGGGGCAGAATTGTTTCAGTTTCCCTAAGCAGCGGAGGAAGCGGATATTCTTCCAATCCATCAATAACTTTATTCACACCAGATAAAGCCATGCTTTCTGTATTGCCATCTAATTATATTGGCAAAATAGATGGGAAAGATTCATTCACTTGGATCGCCCCAACAAGCACAACCGCAAGAGCTGACTTATTATTTTCCGTACCGACATCTTCTTCTATTGTAACTGGCCTATCTGTTCCATCTGCCTTTATATCTTTTTATGCTCCATCTATTAGCGGGAATCCAACTTGGCAAATTACAATAGTTTGCGGCGGCTATGGGTACATCACAGCTCCCACAGTTTCTAGGGATTCTTTTTTAGTCGATGCGCAAAGTGTAGTCAGAAGAGTTAATACTGCATCGGCTGGCCTATTATATACTGGATTTCAAGAAGAAACTGTAACGGACAACAAGCACACAATACAAGGGCGCACAGAAGGATTGGGATTAAAAACAATACCATTAAATGAATCATTTTCCACAAAACCAGTGACCCTAGAGGATGGCGGAGTTTATTTTACGCTAAACAAAGAAACTAGGGTAAATTATTTATTTAATGAAAGAGCCGCGAAATTCCCAGTTATTGAAAAAACTTCTATTACACAGCCCATTCTATTGTACGGCACAGTCGGAAGCTCAAATCCTCGAAATGAACTTAATCCTCGTCACAGTCAATATGCTGGAAGAAACAATATCTATGTTGCCGTTGTGCCAAAAGACACAAAAGCTCCGTCTCGTTACGCAATTCTTAAAATAAGCACTAGCCCAATCGACGAATCATACAATGTCATTGGTAAATTTGATGTTGTGCTTCCTACCTCAGTCAGAAAATATGGCTCTAGTCCTATTGCAGCTATGCCCTCCGGAAGCCCGTTTCCACTTCGCCTTAATTTAAACTCAATAATTGTAAGCGACCCTAACGCTTTAACGCAAAAAGTTTCTGGCGGGGGAGTATTTGAGCCAACTATTGAGATTATAGATTTTGGTGCTGGGTATGCAACAAGCTCTTTTGAGTCTGGATTTTCTCTTATTGAGCTTAATTCTGCTGCCTCAGATACTCCTTTTTTATCTGATTCAAGAACTAGAGAAATTTCTGTAAGCACGAGGAATTTTCTTCCGACACTTGTATCAAAGCAACTCGGAGTTGCTACAAGACCCTCAAGCGGGACAATCCAATACTATATTGCAGATGGCGGCTTTGGATATGCGGGGAATGTATTTATTTCTGCCGGGCAAACATCGGGTGTAACTAGCGTGGTAAGCGTTTCCCTGTTGACTAAGCCGCAAGGATATTCTCCGGGTGAATATATTCTAACAACCCAAGAACCGCCAAGCGGAACAACCGCAATCGTGGCGATGGTTATTCCTTCAAATAAGAGTAATCCTTATGTATATGTTAAAAACGCTGGGTCTGGTTATACATCAATCCCAACAATCACGGCCCCCTTGCCAAACATTTTAAGTGGTAATGTACAATCTGCGTTTGTAACAAACAGCCCTGTTGGGTATTCATTAGATAATAAACACTACTTCTCTGTTCAATCTAGCCCAAGTCAAGGCGGGGATGCAGTTATTTATATGCAAAATTCCCAAGCCTATATTGAGTCTCAAGGCTTTGGCTATACCACAGCACCAATAGTAACCGCACCAGCACCAGATATTTCTATTACTTGCTCCGGATATATCACATCTATTAAGGTTGTTACGAGGGGCTTAGGCTATTCTTCTGCTACTTTCCCATTAGATATTGCCCCAAGCCCAGTTAGCGGTGGAACTGCTCAAGCCGCATTTTATTTTCAAGGCGATAATTGTTTAATTGATTTATATAATCCGGGCTTTGGCTACACAACTTCGCCAGTAATTACAGCCCCAGCACCCAATCCTAGTGCCTCTTGTCTAGGGGTTGTTAATGTTTATATAAAATCACCGGGGAGTGGCTATTATGATGGCATACCCTATTTTTTACAATTTACCCCGCCACCCACAGGGGGGGTTGCTCCGATTGCCAGCTTTCAATCATTTGCAGGATCGGTCGGAAATGTGACTTTAGATAGTGGCGGGTACGGATATGTAACAGCACCAGCGGTTCAAGCACCCCTTCCAGACTTTAAGCAGTCGGCCGAAGATAAAGGCTTTATTTCTAATATCAATCTAACAAATAATCCAGTTGGATACCAAAACGGAACATACGATTTAACCGTTGCCTCAAGTCCTGCCGCTGGCGGTAGTGCTATTATTTCACTTAATGTTGCAGACGGCTCGTATGGGTTTAGCGTTCAAAACAAAGGGTTTGGCTATGTAACTGCTCCATTTGTTACAGCCCCAGCCCCAAATGCCCTACAAGGCAATATTGCATCTATAAGCGTAGCCACAATCGGCAGGGGCTACGCCCCCGGAAGTTATGATTGCGTTGTTGACTCTGCTCCTACTGGTGGACAGACGGCACAAGTGCGATTCGATTCCTTTAGCCGTGATTCTGGCGAGTTCATAATTCTTAATCAAGGCCACGGCTATACATCGGCCGTGAACATTAGCGTTCCCACACCCCAAGGCTCGATTATTTCTTCTATCACTATTGTGTGTGGGGGGAGTTTTTATACAAGGGATACATCTAGCTTTTCTATTTCTGATGCCTCTGGCACGGCGTATTCGCTTGGAGATATTGTTTTGTCTGCGGGTGCAGTTCAATCTATTCAAGTAATTGATGGTGGCAGAGGATTCGGAAATTTACCCAAGATCAATTTCTCCACCCCAACCCGCCCGGTTCTTGCATCGTACCCGCCCGATGTTATTGCCGCCGAGTTCAACATCAGCACGGCTTCAGCCAACGCCATCCTGTCCACAGCAACCCAGAGAGACATTTTGATGGAGGTCTTTGAGACCGATGGAAATAACGAACAAGTTATTGTGCAAGCCACCGTGTCCCTCGCCAAGCGAGTTTTAGAATAGCCTTGGGGCAGTTGCCCTAACGAAATCCTTATGGGAAAAGTTCTTCATGCTAGTGGGAGTGGGTATTTTCCTTCTTGCATACAAAATGGAACTGGATATTGGAGTTTAGAAAAAGCCATGGATATATATTGGCGTGTAAGGACTTGGGAGATAAGCCTTAGTGTCACATATCTTATTACTGAAGGGGAGGGATCGCAAACCCTTACTACCAGTCCCCTTCAGAACCCTTACGAGCTAACTGCTTTTGTTACTGAGGAAGAAGCTATACCGTGTAATATTAATTTTTTCGAAATAGCGGGCAGCGGTCCAGGGGGCGATTTTCGAATAACATTTGGAACTGTTAAAAAAGGTGGCTCACTCTATGACCCTGGATTTGATTTTTATGCTACCTGGGGTGACGAATATGATTTTGGTTTTGCTGAATTTGAAGTTACGTCTGGTGATGGTGGCGATGATGTTAGGCCATTTTCTATATATGGGTCTAATCCAATCCAGATGTCATTCAATGTCTACGAAAGGCCGGAAGTATCTTTTACCCTTTTAGATGCCACGCTTTCTGTCGAGCCAAAAGAATGGTGGTCTTACGGAGGAACATACAACACCTCTACTGGGGCTAGGCTTTGACACCCCCCCCTTCTTATGAACCAAATCTTAACCTTCGTTCAGTCTCAAGATGTGTTTGCTTGGGTGGGTGCTTTGGTTGCTCTGCTTTCGGCGGTGATCGCCGTGGCCTCTTTGATTCCTGGTGACGAGCCGGAGAACACGCTCCAAAAGATTGTGGATTTCCTCTCGAAGTTCTCACGGAAATAACAATGTGGGAGGCCATTCTCGCCTCGCTCGCTGGTCTAATTGGAATCATCGCTTGGTGGACGAAGAACCGAGCCAAGACAAGAAAAGAACGAGACGATGAAGAAATTGCTTACAACCGGCGTTTGCGGGATGCAGAAGTGGATAGCTGGATTCATCGTCGCTAGTTTGCTTTGTGGGTGCGTAACCACCCGCCCTTACGACATTGGGCAAACGCCACACCAAGACTCGATCTCGGACTTCATCATGCGATGGGACAAGCTCGACCGAGCAAAAGCCAGCCCACAAGAATACCGAGAGTTGTATGCCCAAACGCTCAAGGCGTTATCTCGATCAATGGAAGAAACAGAACGATGCAAGTCGAGGCTTGACCAGCAATGACGATTCGGGAGGCGGTGGAAAGGTCAAGAGGCCACATCGAAAAGTGTGAGCCTAGTTTCGGCAAGCGGGTAGGAGCTTGGTACTCGGAACTGATGAGCAAAAAGATTCCAGTTTTGATCTACTGCTCGGTGCGTACCCCCCAAGAGCAGGAGGAGCTATATGCTAGGGGCAGGACAAAGGCTGGGGTCAAAGTCACAAACGCTCGTGGAATACCCCCACAATCGCTCCACATTGACTTAGGCAAGGGTTCTCACGCCATTGACTATGTTCCCCTTGCCCGCACTCCCAGCGGCGATCTAGTGGCCTCGTGGGATGATGACCAAGGCTATTCAATCACACGCAAGATCGCCGAGAAGCACGGCCTTCGAGGATTGGATTGGGAACAGCCCCACCTAGAGGATGCAAACATTTCTGGATGGCGGGAACTTGTCTCGCCACAAAAGCAAGGAGTGAACAAGCAAAAGATTTCCCTAGTCAACAAGCGCCCGTGGTCTAGCAGATAAAGGATGACATCAGAGCAGGGCGTGGAGAAAACCGAAGAGAAAGTTTTTACAAAGAAGCACGATCTCCATCTCACTACTTTGCAAATGGCGGCGGTCGAATCGATGGAGAGGAAATATAAAAAGGGAGTCGTAGAAAATTGTGGAACTAAATTGTGGGAGATGCCCACCGCCCGCTTGGTTGAAGAAGCCATAGCCGAGGCGACAGATCAAATGGTATATCTCCTCACCCTTCGCCAGCAAATGCATATTGTGATGGAACTTGCTAGGGATGGATGCACGGACGAAACATTGACAAATCCTAGAGCTAGAGAGTGTTGTAATTTAATTTACACAACTTTAACTGGACAATCTAAACCCCAATTATGAAGCCAATAAAGTTTGTCGCTTGTGGTGATATCCACGGCGACGAACAAGACGCTCCCTCGGTGAAGGCTCTGCTTGCTTTTACCAAGGAATACATCGGCAAGGATGGCGGGCTTGTGGTCTGCATCGGCGACCTCTGGGACTTCCGAGCCATTCGCAAGGGTGCAGGGGATGAGGAGCAGGCATCGAGCCTGCAAAAGGATTGGGACTGCGGGGAGGAGTTCTTGCGGGAGTTCTTTAAGTTTGGGGATGAGAGAATCTTTTTAAGGGGCAACCACGATGAACGCATTTTTGATATGGCGAGGAACAGCCGAAGCGGTCTGGCAAGGGACTATGCCAACGACGGAATAGAAAACATCGAAGCGATAATGAAGGAGACCAAAGCAAGAATGTTCCCATACGATTCAGTCGGGGGGATATACAAGTGTGGCTCGCTCTCATTCGTCCACGGCTACGGCCACGCAATGCACTCCGGCAAGCAACACGCAGACGCTTACGGCGATGTTATCTTCGGCCATACCCACGCCATCGATTATTTTCGTAGCGTCTCAATCGACCCTCGAACTGGCTACAATATCGGATGCCTCTGCAACAAGACTCCGGAATATAATCGAGGCCAACTCCGCAGACTCCGCTGGCAACACGGCTGGGCATTCGGAGCGATCTATCCCGACAAGACGCACGAGGTATTCCAAGCACGGCAGAGGGGCAACAAGTTTTATTTACCGACTGACATAAAAGCATTTTGATATGAAACCACGAAATCCTTGGCAGAAATTATTACAGCAACACATCCACAATAAATATGCACCGCCAAGGCCAGAGGGCTTTTACACTCGGCCAGAGATTGCAAAACTCTGGGGCTTGAAAATAAACACGGCAACAAGACTCATCAAAGACATGGTGAAAGATAAAAAACTTGAGGAGCGAAAGCACCTATTTGTTATTCAAACAAAATCAAAACCAGCCCTTCGCCAGCTAAAAGTATTCAAAATACTACCCCTAAAGCACCCCCACAAGTAGCGTGGTTATAGGGACTTACAAACAATCGTTAAAATAAGATAAATAAACCCTTTACAACTTGGGGGAGTGTGATAGAGTGTGGATATGCAAACAACCACAGCAACACCGACGGAAACCAAATCATACTCTAAACAAACCCACTCCTTTACTGAGGATGGACAAACGATCAACGCCATAGTTTATGGTGGGCTAGATCACCCAAACGATATCAATGGAAATATACACATCGTTGATCTTGGTGAAGGCCACGAGGGAGGACGCTATATGCTGACCCTTGAAAATGATGGATGGCTTTCTGATGACTTGAAAGACCTTGAGCCTCGCCTCTTTGAATGGATGAGGACTGAGGGATACGAAGAAGACTCTAAATAACCCCAACCAAAGAAAGACCCAAACCAAATGAACAAAATCCTCCTTAGTTATATCGCTGGCCTCGTGATCGGGGCTGGCTCGGTGCTGGTAATAGTGGAACATCTGCTTAAATAAACCTTTACAACTCCAAAACGAAATCCTAGAACAAATCAATGACATCCTTCCCCCTCCCCGCACGGCCAGTAGGTTCAGCCGTTCCCGCCCTACACGATGAGTTTTCCGAGGGCTTCTCCATCGAGGGCAAGCTCAACGGATGGCGGGGCTGGTTCGATCAAGAAACCAAGCAAGGCTACAACCGCCACGGCAAGTTCGCCTCCAACCACAACCTAATGGCCGAGAGGATTCTTGGTGCTGGAATCAAATCACGCTTTGTCGATTGCGAGATTATGGGACAACGCACCAAGACTGGGAAGGGAACAATCGTGGTGATGGATGCGTTCGACCCCGCCAACCCCAAGCCTTACTCAGAACGGATGAAGGAGATTGATCACTTGGAAGCCGTCACCTTTGATATCCCGAACAACAAGCTCCTCCGCTTTGTTCGTCTCGCACACCACAAGATCAATTCGATTTGGGAGGAGATGAACTTTCAGAACAATAAGGCGGGTGAGGTTATCTGGGAGGGATTCGTGATGAAGGCTCTGGATGACGGCAAGTATCCCTATATCACCAACCCCAACTACTGCTCGCCCGCTTGGCAGAAGCAACGGATACGCTGGTGATTATTTTCCTCGTAGTTTTCTTTGGGCTTCTGATTCTGCAAGGGGTGAGGATATTCGCAAAGCACATCGACCAGCAGAACTACGAGCGCAGGCAGTTCTATTTGTATGTGGCCGCCGAGTTGGACAAGATGGACAAGATTGTTGCTGAGGGCAACCAGCCAAAAGAACCAAAGCAACCAGAGCTACTACTCCCCTCAAAGAATTGGGTGGGGAGAAACTAGAATGAAGATGACCCCATCAGCCAAGTTCGAACTTCTATGGAGAAGCCTTGGTGGTGGGGAGTTGAAGAAGGAGCATAAGTTTTCCGAGGGCAGAAGATTTAGATTCGATTACTATCACCCCTCCGGCGTAGCCGTCGAACTTGAAGGGGGAATTTGGCGAATGGGCAGACATACGAGGCCATCGGGATTCCTCAACGATATGGAAAAATACAATCTCGCCGCATCGATGGGCATCCTAGTTTTCCGCATACCCTCCCACGACATCAGCATCAAGTGGCTTTCCCCGATAGTAGAAACCATCAAAGAGAGGACAAAAAAATGAGTGAAGAAATGCCTACATTCTGGCATCAAGAACCAGCCAAGAAAAAATTACCAAATGAAACTACGGATGAATGGGTAGTAAGAGTGTTTGGTGCGTTCCCCGATACAGAGTTCGACCAGCGGAATGATTTTAGATGTTTGAACTTACCCGCAACCGCAAAAGAAAATGCCGAAGGTTTTGGCATATTCGATTACGGACAAGACAAACAATAAACCAAGGAGAAACAACCAATGAATGAACTAGCAGTAACGAACGGCAACGGAGTCTCTAACCATATCCGACAAGCAACGGATGTGGCTGGGGCTTGTCGAGCCATAGTGAAAGAAACTTGCCAACGCATCGGCCAGAAAGATTATGTTCGGGTTGAGGGCTGGCAAGCCATCGCAGTCGCCCACGGATGCGTTGCATCGGCCAGAGATGTTGAGCGTCTCGAAGATGGCTATCGTTGCATCGGTGAGGTAAAGCGAATGGACAACGGACAAGTCATATCTCAAGCCGAGGGGTTTTTGGGTGATGACGAGCCAATGTGGGCTAACCGCCCTACCTATGCCAAGAGGGCTATGGTTCAAACGAGAAGTATCAGCAGGGCTTGTCGTTCAGCATTCGCACACATCGTCGTGCTAATAGATTCTAAATTGAGTACGACACCGGCAGAGGAGATTCCTGCTGGCGGTTTCGAGGACATCAATACAGACAAATACGAACCAGCGCCCAAGGCCGAGCCCACAAAGATCAGTAAGGCAGACTTGGCAGATATCACGGCCAAGCTCAACTCCCCCAATAAAACCAACGGCACAGAGCCGAGGGATATGGAGTTAAAGTTCGGCAAGTATAAAGGCTCAACCCTTCGACAGATCGCCGCCTTTGGTGATAAGGGCTTGGACTACTTGGACTGGCTATCGAAGCAGGAATTGAAACCCGGCAAGGACGGCCAGCCATACAAGAACGACATCATACGCAACGAAATCATCCAAGAGATTCTTTTGGAGAGCGAGGCGTTAAGTAAAGGAACACCCGATGAAATCCCATTCTGAACTTATCCAAGACATTCTTAACGATGTGAGGAGTAAGGCCGCCGACCTCGAAAGAGAACGATGTGCCGATCTAGTTCAACAACTGGCAGACGGAACAGAAGATGCAGTCATCACCGGAATCTTAAACGAGGTGGTGGTGGCAATTAGGAGGCTCGCAGATGTCAGCCGTTGATGTCCAGATACCACAAACCAAGTGGTCAATGTTAGAGTGGAAAACAACCAAGGAGAAACCAAATGAAAATAGCAGGGTTCTTATCTATAATGGAAAAGAAGTTATCGGCGGGAGATACTTACAAGGGGACTATGTCGCCCAGAATTGGGGTCAACAAACCGAAGTCGTACTTTGGGCAAAGTGGCCGACCGCACCCAAATGGTGAGTTTCCTTTCATACATCGTGAATCATTTAGCGGTGTGGTTCGTAGTTGCGGTC